ACGCTGTGAAATAATGTAGCCTTCTTCTGATTCGGCATTTGATCCTACTTGCACGTTAACTGTAAAGTTTGTACCGTCTGCTAGTAGTCCGAAATATCTTTTATTAACTGGACGTCCCATTTTTTTCTCCTATTGTTACGTTCTAAGTAATACGCGGTTGGTTCCGCATAAGTCCTCGTTAAGAGGTTCACTCTTTAACACATGTATTTATCAAAAATGAAAAAAGCCCGACACAGTTAAGTACCGGGCTTTGTAATAAAGGTGGGTGAAGGACTTGGGTTTACCTCCAACTAAGCGCCTAGATACCTTTCATCGTTAACACTTAGAACCTTGCTCTGTCTAGTATGACAGTGAGCGCACTGCTTGTCTCCAAACTCTACGCCGGGCACTACCCCTAACAAGTGCGCTTATCCTCTCTAGAAACAGGATTATTAGCGCCAACCCTTGTAACAACGTCTTGCTACATTATTAATAATACGATCAATACAATTTAAAGTCAACCTTTTTCTAACAAAAAGTTAATCTTTTTTTCACGATGCTGTTTGATTAGTTTTTGAAAGCACCAAAACGTGAATCTATCCATAACACTTCTCCTATTTAAAGGGTTAAAGTGCGTTCCTTCGCCTTATGCTACTTCCGTCCCGTAGGATGAACGTACAAATATTTAGTCAAAAAAATAGGCCCCGTAGGGCCTATTTTCGGTTTTGTGTTTAAACTTAGCTGAAGCTTACGTTACCATTAGTAATAGCAACTTCACCTAGGTAATCAGCAGCATTACCTAGAGATGATGCTGTGTTGGAAAGCTCAACGTAGCCATAACGTGTCATAAATGATACGACTGGCTCGAATGTGCCTGGATCCAATACAACACCACTGCTCATCAATGGAATGTATGGGCAGTAGAATGCAGCAGCATCTGATTCGCTTGCACCTTTGTAACCAACAAGCACTGATGTGCTGTCAGCAGCATAGCTGTCAACGTATACACGCATTGCGTTATTCAATGTTCCAACGAACTTAGTGTTTGTTGGAGCTTCAAATGAACCCTCAGTTGTACGTGCAAATGCACTTGTTGTAGCACTCTGTAGGATTGTTAGCGCAAATGGGCTAACAACTGCAAAGTTACCAGCGCCTCTACGTGTACGCTGTGCAATCAAGTTTGCAACTCTGTTGATTTGAACAGCTAGTGCAGCATGTTCGTCACCAACGAATGTAGCAGTACCTGAAACAGCAGCCTGATCATATGTTTCATATGTTCCAGCTAGTCCACGTAGTGAAGCAAGGATCTCTTGATCAATTTCAGCAGTAATTTCTTGTGCTAGAGCAGCCATAATTTCTGCTTCAACATCAATACCATGCTGAGATTGTGCATCCTGAGCAGCTTCAAAAGTCCAGCGAGCTGATAGCTTTCTTGACTTTGCTTCTACAGTTTGCTTCAAGATCTGGATGCTTAGTCTGTTACCAGCTGAACCTTCAAGAGCAGCTGTTGCTGCAGCTTTTTGTGTACCAGCGGCACCAGCGTATGACTCAGCAATTTTGAATGGGCTTAGTGCCTCTTCGCCTGCTGTGGCATCACCTGTTCCTGCGCCATTTGTATCTGAGTAGCGTACTCTTAGTGTGTGGATCTGACCCACAGGACGAGTCATAGGCTGAACACCAACAATTTCGTTAGCAATAACGGTTGGCATTACACGTCTAATCACTGGAAGAATAACTCTGTTAAGAGTTGCAACATTACCGGCAGAAGTAGCACCAGCTGTAGCACTCTCTGACAAATACTTGCGAGTATTTTCGAGAGTTACGTCCATAACAGATTTCTTATTTCCGCCTAGACCTTCCATTAGTGCTGTTTTTGTGTCCTGCCAGCGACCTTCTAATAGTTCTGACATCTTTATCTCCTTAATTTAATCCAGCAAGGCGACGAAGTTCTACAACATTATTATCGCTTGCTTTTGTGTCATTTTTTGTTTCTTTATTGCCTGTTACTTCTGTGCCTTCTGTTAATGTTGCCTTCTGTTTTGCTGGAGTCTTCCCGTCAATTACTGATGGTAGATATTTATTAAACTGTGCTGTAAGGCGGTCAGTTTGTACTGATTCCAGTAAATCTGTCATTATTTCTTTTTGATCCTTGTTAAGTGGACTAACAAGGTCATTAAGTAGTTCTTTGCGTTTTGCACTTTCAATCAGACGTTTATTTTCTTCTTGTTGTGCTTCTGCAAGTTGTTTTGCTTTTGCAGCAAATGTTTTTGCTTCATCAAGTTGCTTGTCTTTTGTTCCAAGTACTTTGATAAGTTTTGCAGTCTCTGACTTTTCATTAAGATAGCTTCCTGCATATTCTGTAGCAAATGCTTCGAATAGCTTTCTGCCAAAGTCGTTCTTGCGAGCAGTATCAATATCTTCTTTCAATTGAGTAATTTCTTTTGTAAGATTGTTACTAACTGTTTCTGATACAATATCTGCACTTTTCTTAACAAAAGTGTCTTTAACTTTTGCAAAGTGTTCTTTAGCTTCACGTACTAAACGTACTTTTGTTTCAGCTAAATCTTTCTTGTCTTCGTGGAATTCTGCAATTTCTTTTGCTAGAGCCTCTACAATAAATTCTTCAAGTTTGCTGAAGTTTTCAGCTATCTTAACTTGATCTTCATGTAGTTCCTTAACTTCCTTAGCCAACTGTTCTGTGACAAAAGTTTGAAGTAGATTTGCGTTTTCACGCATGGCTACTGCATATTTTGCTTTTGTTTCAGCTAATTGATTACGGTCATCTTGGAATTCAGCAATTTCTTCCGCTAACTTTTCAGATAGCATAGAATCAATTGCGTCAATCATAGTCTGCTTGTCATGCTCGTATTTCTTAGCAAATTCTTCACGTAGTTCAGATGTAGCCGCTTGACGGTTTTCTCTGATCTTCGCTTCCCAAGCGTCTTCGATTTCTGCCCTGATTTCTTCGGAAATAACATCATTCTCGAATAGTGTTTTCAGTGCATCCAACATTATTTTCTCCTTGTTATTGGAGTTTGTTGATTATATTAACCAACGAATCCTTAAGATACTTCTGTGCCTTTGTGTCGTGTTTTGTAGCCTGTGCTAATTCATAAGCCTTGTACCCTCCGCGGGCATTCATTAAGTGTTCGTAAATTGGTGTAGGATAGGCTCCTGGAGCACTAGGCTGTGCAACTACGTCCACTGTAATAATTTCGAATCCGGAAACGTCACCGTTGCCGTCAACTTCACCAGAGCCCCTAGAGGAAACACCTAGTTTAACACCTGCTTCTAGCATTGTTTTAACTAGTTGTCCCATAGGGGTTGGTAGTATTTTTAGTTTTCCATATCCGTTAGCATCTTCCATCCACATTTCAGATATCATATGACTACAACGGTCTAGATTAATGTTAAGGCCTTCTGGATGATCAACTTCGCCGAGAACACTGTAACCTCCGCTTATTTGATCGTTGAGAGTTTTGACAGCCCTGCCAATTTCATTTACAGGATACACACGCTTGTTAGCATTGCGTACTCCGCCTTGTATACAAATACCTTTCATATACAAGTCTTTTCCTTCGTTGGCATTCTCAACCACGATTCTAGCTTGGTCAAATGTCAAATGCTCTCGTAATAAGTTGTTCATACGTGTTCCTTAACTTAGCTGCCGATAGTTGATTTCTTATTATCAGCAGTTTCGCCTGCGCCTTTTTTCTCAGCGCCGTGGCCTTTGGTCATTGGCTTCATTGAATCAGCAGCTTTTGCACCAGGCTTGTTGACTTGATTTAAATCATCTTCCTTTGGTGTTTCAGCTTTTCCGCCTGTTTCTTCGCCGCCTTGGACCAAGTTTGAAGCATCTCCGCCCATGTCATTTGCACCAGCTACTGGAGACTTAGTGTTTGCACCGTTGTCGCCCATTGTTGCTGTGATTTTTTCAACATATTCACGCATCTGCTCTGTTTCAGACTTAGGAGTTACTGCTTCGTCAACTTCTTCTGTTGATTCTTCTTCAACTTCTTCGTCTGTACCTTCTTCAACTTCATCTTCTTCAAAAGCTGCTTCGTCGGCTACATCGTCGATGAATGCATCTGTTTGATCCATTGCTTCGTCTTCGCCTTCGTCGTCGTCACCTTTGTCACCGACTAAGTTATCAAATTCGGCTTGTAATTTCTGTAAAGCAGCTGATAGATCGTCCATTGCGTCCATTGCGGCTTCTTCTGGATCATCACTATCTTCGTCGTCCATGTCGCCTTCGCCTTCGTCGTCCATGTCCATTTCTGGCTCGTCCATGTCCATTTCTGGCTCATCATCCGCTTCAACTTCAAATTCGTCTAGGTCGAAACCTTCATCAACTTCTTCGTCAGTTGCTTCATCAACTTCTTCGTCGTCTGACTCATCAACTTCTTCGTCGTCTGACTCATCAACTTCTTCGTCAGTTGCTTCATCAACTTCTTCGTCATCTAGATCATTTTCTAGAAGACCTTCATAAATGTCTCTTGATTTTTCTACCACAATCTCGTGGAATAGCTCTTCAGCACCTTCTTTATCTTCATTGATTAGGCGCTCAAGCATTTCTTCAAATTTATTGCGATCTGCCATGATTTTCTCCTATAAATATATTACCTATGGTAAGGCTGTCAATTGTATTTACATGTATTGGGAAAATATGCGTAGAAATAGGCTCAAAACGAGCCGTTTTTTACAAAGACGGGGGCAACCCAAACTTTTTCTTAAAGTCTTCGACCATAATAGTTTGCAAATTACCAAAATTATTTAGTTCAGGCGGACGATAATTATCTGATGCTATTACCCTATAGAATGTTTTTTGTGGGTTTTCTTTTATAACTTGTCTAGTTTGTCTTAACCAATTACCAAAATATGTTGCGCCGTCTCTTGTTCTTTTATAGTTAAGAGTACCAGCATATAAGTTATTCACAAACTTGTTGTTTTCGCCTATACCTTTATAATCAAAACCAAGAATATAAATTTCAGGATAATGGTGTTGTGCTGCAAACCATAATGCTGTTGGTCCGCTAGACCAACCTTTGCTAGGTCTGAAAAAATTAAATCCTTTAAATTGAGAAATAGACTTGTTAGGATTAGTCCATACTTCATGTGTATTATGCCAACCCGCTCGGTTAATTTCTGTTATCATTTTTGTATCTACAGCAATTAAGTAATCGGGTTCAAACTCTCTATATAGAGCATTGCATCCATACATAACTCCGTGTTGCTTTAGTTTTGCAAGATCTATACTAGCACGACTAGTACCATTGCCTATAACAAATGCTCTTTGATTTCTTTGCGAATCGTTGTATGGTGGAGTAATAGGATTTTCTGCGGCATCTTTTGCAAATTCTTTTGTTTGCGATTCGATTAGTTTTTCTTGCCGATGCCGCAGTTTGGCTTCACGTCTTTGTTGCCTTACTGCTATCCATTGTTCTTTAGTGTATTGAGACTTATCTACTTTGGCCATTTATACCCCGCCGGCTTCAGCTTGAGCAGCAATCCCGTACATTTGTTTTACAAAACTGAGATTTTTTGTTTGCTCCTCTTGATGTTTGTCTGAAGCCTTGCGGACGCGGTTAATACTACGAAGTGTTAGACGTGTTTTTCGACTGTCAGATTTTTTAATCACTGATTGATCATACTCAGGATCAAAACCTTTGTCTTCTACAGGTTCTAAAGTTTCTTTATCGTAATAATATAGTTCTCTTAGTATCATGTTATTATTTATGCTGTTGGTTCTTCTGTTGGCTGTGGTACTTGGTCAGTAGCCGACGTTGGTCCGGTAGCTTCTCCACCATCTTCTGCTGGTACGTCTATATCTGCTTCAGTATCTGCTGTGTCAAGATCTGTTGAAATACCTGCTCCGCTAATACCTGCACTACGCATTTCGCCTGATGTATCAACAGGTTGAGGTAGTATATCTCCGTTTTCTTCTCTCCACAGACGTTCATTCTCTGCAATTTCTTCTTCGCTTAATCCTAAGTAGCGTTTCATTGCAAAACGATTTGACATGTAAGGTATTCCTGCCATTTGTGTAAATGTTGGAATACGTGCATTATCAATTTCACTTTGTCTATATGCGGCAAAGTTTTGCGGAGGATGGAACTTTAGATCAAATAAAGAAGTATCAATGTTTACACCCTTTTCTAATAGGTAACGTTTAAACTCTTGATTAAATTCTTCAATTAATAAATTTTGTAACCGTTCGCAATAGGTGTTGAATCTTAATTCTTGAATGTATGCAGTACCGACTCGACCATCATTATATTGTGCTGCTGAATCGTCTGCGCCAGTAGGTAAGTATGAACTTGGTATACGGAGACCACGAACGAGTTTATTAGTAAAGTATTTAAGATCATCAATTTCTCCTAGGTTAGTACCACCTGGTAGTGTGTCAACCTTTGAACCTCTACCTTCTGCTGTTTGTGGGAAGAAGTAATCTTCGTTGATTGAAAGTGGATTATACGAACTATCTATAACATTAGTTCCGCCACCAGTTGCACTTGGAATACGGCGCTGATGTATTTCTGTTTTCACTCTTTCTACAAATTGCATAGCAAGGTGACTTGGCATATTACCTACATCGATATAGAATACTCTACGTTCTGGAGCACGTTGTACACGGTAAATGATAATTGCATCTTCTAGTAATTCTTTTTGTTTGTAAACTTTGAAAACAGTTTCTAGCAGACTATTACCGAATGGATAATTGTTATCAAGCCCTTCTGATAGTGATAAGTGTACCACATGTTCTGCATCAACTGCTATTTCACCTTCTTCTTGATTGAATCGTGTGCCTGTGCTTTGTGGACTGTTTCCAACCATTCCTCGAACGCCGCCCGTAAGATAACCGCTTCCGCCGCCTGTAACATTACCTGTAGTTTGTAGCGGAGTAGTTGCAACCATTTCTTTAAAGTTTAAATTAAAGTCTTTGATCACATACTGTTCAGGAATTTTTCCTTCACTTTCGTTAACAATAATTTTTGTAACTTTTGAGGGATCTACATGATACCATTTTTTTGTTTCAGGATCTCTAATGAACAATGCATCACCATACTTAAAGGTATTGCGTAATATCCTAAACATTCTAGTTTCAAAATTTTGTAGTTTATACCATTGCTGTAGGTATTGGCTAATAATGTTAACTTCACTACTAGTAGCTTGTTTGTTGAATTTCATAGAAAAAGAAGTATTGTTTTGCTGATTACGCTGTGTGCAAAACTCTGCAAGGATATCTAGTGCAGCATTTATTTCACTGTCAAGGTCCATAGTGTTGTATTGACCGTAACGCTCAATTCTATTAGGCGTACCTGTGTATACGTCAGGCAGATAACTTGAATAATTTGATCTAGCAGGACCAGCACTGGCAGATCCTTTCATAGATCCCATTGCTGAGTAACTACCGTTTGTATTATTTCCTGTTTGTACAGGAGTGAAATATTTTTTCCAACTCATTCTTTTCTCTTATAAACGTTTATTATAGTGTATTTAGCGGGCACTGTCAACCTTTAAGATTAATTGTTGTCTTCTACTGCTGCACGTAGACGTTTTTGTTCTGCTATCATTATTTGAAGTAATCTTGCTAAGTCTACTTCTCTAATTTTACCCGTTGTAGTTGAACTGTAGTTATATCCGTCACCGATTTCCGTTTCAAATGCTTTGCTTTCGCCCATTGATTCTTTAATTGCGCCTAGTATTATGGCTTTTAAACTACCTGTGATTTGATTTTCATCTGCCAATGCATCGAGCTTACTTTCTAAAGTTTTTAATTCATCTACGGTATATGTGGCAGAACGGCCACCGGCTGATGATATAGTTATTCCTTGCGTTAGACCTCCGTCACTTAATACACTTTGCAGATTTTTTTGTGCAAGATTGTAACCTTGCATATATGCGTCGCTTGATTCTGCAGGTCCATTACCTTGCAAACTATCCATTATACCTTGTATTCGTTTGGCTTCTCCTTCGCCGCGGCCGCCTACATCCATATTTGCATTGTAATTTGCTTCTAATTCTGCTAACTTACTATTGTCAACAAACGCACCACCAATCCATGTACTATTAATTGACTTTAGAATTGCAATTTGTAATAAGTCAAAGATTTCTAAGAATCTGTTTATGATTCTCTGTCTGCCTTTATCATCAAAAGGATTATAGAATTCAACAGTAGCAGGTAAAGTTTCAACGAAACTAGCAACAAGGTCAGCAAATGTTTGCATACCTTTTATAACTTTATCGTTTCCAAAAAATTTCACAGTCATTTCTGCCATAAATGCTCTAAATTTACGCAATGATTCATCTAAACTCAGTATGGATTCGCCGGATTTGCCAGTCACATCTTGTAGTATCGCACCTGCATCTACAACTTTTCTGTTGGTTGCATTAAACTCTTGAACAATGTCTTGGTTATTACCAAACAGTTGCAGGGTAGTGAAAAATCCTGACATTGCCTGATATTCGCCAGCAAAACTCTTCGTTATATCTCTGTTTCTTTTGTCCAGTTGCTTGACATATTCTTCATCTTTTAAATTGCTAGTATTAGCAAGGTCTGAAGATTCTTCTATAATCTGTGTAAATCTAGGAAATACTGCGGTTCTAAATCTTGCAATTTCAGGCATAGGTGCACCAACCTGTTTGGCTATAAATGCTAGTCCTGCTGCTTCTCCCTCAGTCTGATCCAAATAAACTTTGGTCATCCTTATACGTTCTCTTACTTCTGGATCTTCAATACCTTGCAAGAAAGTTTCAAATGCTCCTGTTAGTCTTGTTTTTTCAACTTCTTGCCTAATACTATCTGTTTGTTCTCCAGTTAGTTCCGACAGTGCCTTTAAAGATCTTGCATAGGCTTTTGATTCTTGTGCTAGTAGTGCAGTATCAGCTCCTGCAGCTAAGAATCTTCTCCTTTCAAGAACAAAGAAGTCTATTTGGGTTTGTAGCATTTCTTCGTAGCTCAAACCTAGTGTTCTTAATTCCATTGCAGTAGCGCCAGTTGAACCACCAAGTGAATCTATAAATTTTCTTGCACCTGAACTAGCACCTCCTAGCATTGCTAGTGCTTCTGTATTTGCTCCAAGTATATCTGCAAAAGTACTTAGACTAACTCCAAAATCTGCACTATACTTGTTAAGATTTTCAAATCTATCACCAAGCACAATGCCACTTCTTGACAGTTGTTCAAATCCATCTAGATTTACATATACCAGTTTCACAAGAGTATTCAGCAAAGTGCCTAGCCCTAGGATATTAAAGCTGCTGTCTTCTAGAGCTTCACTTAGATCTCTAAACTGATACTGTGTCGTCGCCATAGACGCACCAAGAGCAGTTACATTAGCGGCAAAGTGTCCAAGTGAATTAACCCCAGACACTAACATGCTTAGTGCGCCGCCAAATTTAGCTAAAGCACCGGCTGCGCCGTATGAACTATCTTCTAAATCATCTAGTGCGTCTGATGTTTCGTCAGCTTCGTTACCTAGATTCTTTAGCTTTGCTTCAAGATTACTCATATCTACATTACGTAGACGTGCCATTTCTTTTGTAGTAGCTAGTAATTTTGCAAGCGTAGCTTCAGAGGCTGCATTATTAAGGGTAATATCTTCCCCGCCCCATGTGCCAGATACTTTTTGAGCCATATATCAAAATCCTAATTAAGTGCGCATATAAATACTTGTAGTAAATAATGTTATAACTTATTTATCGGAGAAAAAAGTGCAAAACACAATACAAGGACAGTCTAATCCTTTACAGGGTTATTTTAGACAACCAAAAATCTATATTAAACTACCTTCAAACGGAAATTTTTGGGAAGTTGGTAGTATTGATATTCCTGAAAATGGTGAGTATCCTGTATATGCTATGACAGCCAAAGATGAAATTACCATGAGAACTGCTGATGGACTTATGAATGGTCAAGCAACTGTGGATGTAATCAAAAGTTGTATGCCAAATCTCAAAGATCCATGGAAGATGCCTTCTATTGATTTAGATGCTGTGTTCATAGCAATGAAAATAGCCACCTATGGTGAAACTATGGACATGAAAACTACTGTTCCAGGCACAGATATGGAAAAAGACTTTACTGTAGACCTACGTAAACTACTAGATCTAATGTTAAGCCAGACATATAACACAGAAATCAAAGTTGATGAACTAACACTCAACATCAAACCTATGAACTATCAAGAATATACCAAGAATAGTTTAGCTACCTTTGAAGAACAGCGCATTTTCTCTATTGTAAACGATAATACCTTATCAGACAGTCAAAAAAACAAGGCTTTCCAAGATTCA